GGCACGTTAAAAATTTGGGTATGGTATATAAGTTTAACGAAAATGTACCCTCTATGAAAATTTACGACCGCACCATGTATTTACTACAGGATGCTAGTATTAAAATTTCACATAATGAGTATTTAGCTATCCGCAATCAAGAAGGTTTATTTGACGAAAGTAATAAATTTTATTTTTACAGTGGTCAAAAAGAAACCAAACTTAGAACCCATTTACCTTTACTTCTTCATCAAGCTATTCAAACAGCTCAAGAAATTGAATATCAAATTTGGAATTCCGGAGGTTCGGTTGTACAACAACCGTCTAAACCCGCAAATGCCTCCAAAGCTGATAAAAATTTAAGGAAGGCTAAAGCGATAAACGTAGAAAATAATCCTAATTTCAACGAAAAAACTAAATCAATTATTGATTCATTCTTTACTGACTAATGGAAATACTAATTGGAATATTATTAGCCCTACTAATTGTAGCTGGATTTGCTATCCGAAATCTTACTAAGAAAAACGAAGTTTTAGAAGATTTTATAGCAAAACAAAGCGAAGCCATTGATTCTTGTAACAATAGATTAAAAACTATTGACGATAGGGGTTTATTTGTGGCAGACGATGAAATAGGTTGGTTTTTCACTGAAATTAAGAAGATTCAGGAGGCATTAAACGAATTTCGCCTCCGATAATCTAAATGGCGAAAAAAAGAGGACGTAAAAGTAAAAGACTATATTTTACAGAAGACACAGAACTAGCGATAGTAGAATATTTAGCTAGTGAAGATCAAGCTTTAAGAAATAAAATATATAATGAAAGAATTCATTATTCATTTTATAAATTAGCTGAAAATCTTATACATACTTTTAAATTTTATTATACTGAAGTTGATGATCTCGAAGACTTAAAACATGAGGTTATTACTTTTCTTTTAGAAAAGCTTCATTATTTTAAAGTAGGTAAAGGTAAAGCATTTTCATATTTTAGTATTGTGGGTAAGAATTACCTTATATTATATAATAATAAAAACTATGCTAAAAAGAAAATTAAAGCTGACCTAACTGACGTAGATACTGATGATAATATATTAAACGAATTTGATAGGGATGAAGTTCGTAATGAAAAGATAGAATTTTTAGATCTGTATATAAAATATATGGATAAACGTATCTATAAAATGTTTAAAAAAGAATCTGAAACAAAAGTAGCAGATGCCGTTCTTACTATCTTTAAAAATAGAGAAAATTTAGAAATCTTTAATAAAAAAGCTATTTATATTTTTATAAGAGAAATAACTAAAGAAGAAACCCCTATTATAACTAAGGTTGTAAAGAAAATGAGAACAGTATTTAATGAATGTTATGCTGAATATCTTGAAACTGGATATATTTATAACCATGAGTAATCCACTTGATACAGTAATATTTGAAGGTAAAACATCATCAGATGTATTTAAAGAAATATACAGTAATAGCAAAAAAAAGGATAAACAAATAAATTCTTTAATAGCTGAGTTAAAACCTTTAATACAAAATATTGGGGATGCTCCAGTAGTAGTACCTCTTATTAAGGAATATCTTGAGATAGGTGTAAAGAATGACGAACATTTAATTAAAATGATGGCTGTTATTCAACGAATTAATAATAATGCTACTTCAAGTGGTGGAGATTCATTACTCACAGACGAAGAATTAAAACAACTTCAACAAATAGCTGAAGAAGTAGCACAAAATGAGCCTAAGAAGAAATCAGAATAAAGGAATATCATCAGGGGGAATAGGAGGTACTAAAAATCAGTCTTTAAATAAAAGAGTAGCTGACATAATACTATCACCTGACCACCAAGCATATAATAGCCCTGACGATATAGGAGTAATATTTTTTACAGACGTAAAAAATGATGAAGAATTTATTGATTCTACATCGTTACCTAGTGCTAAACCCATAAGTAGAAATAATTTTACTTATCCTAATATAGGGGAAATAGTACAAATTATTGAAGCAACGGGTAATGATTCATACTCTGATTTAGAAGGTAAATTAAATAATAAAGTTTTATATTATGGTCCCGCAGTAAATGTCCATAATAATACGGCTTCAAATGCTCTTCCAACTGAAAAAAGTACTAAAAAAAGATCTTCTAAAAGAGAATCTAATGTAAGTGCTTTTGAATTTAAAAAAGAATTTAAATCTATAAGCAGGGAAATAGCAGCGAGACAATTAGAAGATTATTTACGTAATTTAGGATATACCGCAGGTAGAAGTGATGCTGGGGCTCCTGAATATAGATTATTCCAAAATGCCGAAGGTGATTATATTTTTAGATTAGATGATTCTAAAGATAATAATCAAGTAGCTATAAAATTAGGTACATATTTTCAAGAAAATCCTGAATTACGACCTTTAAGACCAACTGAAGGTGATTCAATACAAGAGGGAAAAACAGGACAAAGAATCAGAATGACAACTACAGGCCCTAGTGGGGTAAATGCTATTAGTAATAATGTAACTGATATAGCTGATGATGGTAACCCTAGTGTAGGTGATCCTGCTATGATATTAAGTTTAGGAACAGGTGAAAATGAAAACGTAACCAAAGATGCTGCTTCTATTTATTTACTTTCAAACCAAAGTATTAATATAGATGCTACTTCTACTAATATTGACTCATTAAGTTCAACATATGAACCTATTAAACCTCCTTTAGAAGAACTTAGTGCACCACCCCCAGTAATAATCCCTCAGGCATTACCTGAAGCCGAATTAAATACCCAACCAATACAGTTTAATTTTGATACTCCTCAAGTAGAAACTATTACATTACAAGAACCCACCCCTATTACAAGTTCAGGAGATCCTGTTTTTGATGCCTTAGATGAATCGGTTGAAGAAGGGTTATTAGAATACGAAGAAGAATTAATTGAAATTTCAGGCACAGAATTTGCAACACCTTCCGTCGAAAATCAACCATATGTTACAATTGGGGGAGAAGATTTAAACCCCGAAGACATTCCTGCTGAAACAGATTATAAAATTATAAATGAAGAAGCTATAAAACTATGGGAAAGGGGAGGTGAACCTATTTTTAAAAATAAAAGAGGAGGTTTATTAAAACTCCCTCAACCAGATCTAGGATTAAAAATGAATAATCGTAATTTAGTAGATAGAAATATTAAATACTTATGCATTCATACAGCGGCTTCAAGCGAAAAATCAAATCCTGCGTGGTTAATGTGGTATTTTCTCACTAAACGAGATGGAAACGGATGGAATACAGGTGGATATCACTGGATAATTAATAGAGATGGTAAAGCTACTCGTTGTTATCCTGATAGTGCTAGTACAAATGGGGCTCTTGGTATAAATCAAGAAAGTATCCACCTTAATTGGGTAGGAGGTCGAGATAATTTTGATGCTACTGATTCACAAATGTTTACTTTAGGTAAATTAATAAAAAAATATGTAGAAACTTACCCTAATATCCAAATATTAGGTCACAATCAAATAGCAAATAAACCATGTCCCTGGTTTAGCGTACCACAGTTTTGTGAAAAATTATTACGTAAAAGATGGATAACTAGATTTAATATATGGGGTTATGATGAATATGGAAATAATAAAGATTCATATATAGGTAATCAATTTTATTCACAATGGAATAGTGATTCATTTAAAGATACAGCTAATAAAATAAAAGTATAATGGCTACTACATTTACACAAGAAGACCAATTTGTAGGTAAACAAATATTAATTGACAGTGATCGATTAGTATTTAATGGCCGTGATGACAGTGTTTTTTCATCAAAAAATCTTTTTTTATTTAAAACTGATGGCGAATTCCATGTAAATGGTAAAAGTAATATGTTTTTAAATAGCCCTACTGTTTATATAGGCCCTATTGAAAATGGTCAAGATGTTAATATACCAGCTGTTAGAAGTAGGGAATTAAAATTAATATTAGGTGATTTAATAGGTGCTTTAGAAATGTTTTTTTCAATTCAATATCCTAATACATCGGGATTATCAGGCCCCAACCCAGCAGTTAATTTAGGTTTATCACAAACCATTTTAAAGGACTTAGCTAAGGTTAGATCTCGACTTGATGATATGGATAGTAAAAATGTATTTATAAAATGATAAATAATATTACAAATAATATATTAAATAGGGCATCTAGTGAATTATCGGATTCAAAAGATAAAATTTTAGCTCTTTCTAAAAAAAAAGCCCAAGAAACTTTTGATAATAATATACCTTCCCCTGAATCATTTAAAAATGAATTAAACAGTATATCTTCAAATTCCCCTACTACTTTACGTAAAGCCGAACAAATTTACCAAAAAACTACCAGAACTATAGAAAAAGCTATACAAAAACTAGAAGGATCTAAAAGAGAACTGCAAGTTATTAAAGATAAACTTGTAGGAATAGGAGAAAATTTTACATTTTTAAATAACCTTATTGGTCCAGGAACGGTTATAGGTAGTCTTATTGAGGTACTTAAAGGGCTCCCTATATTAATAGATAGCCTTTTAGCTACTCAAGTAACACCTGTTGTAAGTGGTACTATAATAGATAAAGCAGGTGACTTTAAAAAACTAGCTAAAGATAATGTTCAAAAATTTAGTGATATTTCTAGTACTTTACCTACTTTTGAAAATTTCTTTACTAAAGAAACAAACTTATTAATACCCCCTATAGATATAGGTATTTCTAACACACAATCAATAATAAATCAACTAAATATATTATTAGAACAAATACGTACTATATGGACTAATTTTATTTTAGGTTTAAATTTACCCGAATTACAAGATACAACTACGGGAGATGAAAATTCTGACGTTATACTAGGAGGTACTACTTTAGAAGAATATTTATCTAACCCCGATAACCTATCTACAGTAATTACTGATTTAATAATTCCATCAACTAGAAAAGTAAGAGTTGAAATAAGAGAAAACGGACCTGGTACTGAATTATATCAATCTGATATAATAGAAACTACAATAAATTAAAACAATTTATATTTATTAAAAACTAATAACGATGAAAATAAATGCATTCGAAAAAATAATTAGAAAAGTTGTGCGAGAAGAAATAGATCATGCATTAAGACGTGAGATAGCATTACTAAAAGAAGAGTTAGTTACCCAACCAACTCAACAGCGTGTAGTAGAAACTACAAATAATACCCAAGAAGTTGAAGATTTTAGAGCTAAATTAAAATCCCAAATGCCACCTCCTAATTTTAATGGTAATGATAATGCTCTTAATTCACTTTTAAATGAAACTGCAATGTCTCCAACACCGGAACAAATATTTAATGCAAATGACCCCGTAAGTCAATTTGTAAACAAAGATTGGAGTCCAGTAATGAAAGCAATTGAAAAGAAAAAAGAATTTAGACCCTAATGGCTATTAAATTACGTAAACCTATTAAAATAGATCCTGTCGACATTGATGACAAAGTCGCAGTGGGGATACGTTTACCTTTTAATAAAAAAAAGATATTTGATTTAGATTTTACTACTAAAAGACATGCTAAATCAAAACTAATAAATGTGTTACTTACCTCACCTGGGGAAAGATTACACCATCCTAATTTTGGTGTTGGTTTAAAAAATCGTTTATTTCAACAAAATACCCTAATAGCAGGGGATGAACTAAGATCTATAGTTACACCACAAGTAGAAAGATATATCCCAGAAATTACAATAAAAAATATAGCCCTTAAAGACGGAGGAATACAGGGGCATACATTATTCGTAACAGTTAACTACAGTTTAAATAATAATGATGAAGAAGATTCAATTGCATTAAGTTTTACTAACGACAATTTTAATAACGAAGTATAATGGCATACTCAACAGCAAAAAATAATACTAAACCAGTAAGGTATCTGGATAAAGATTTTAGCGATTTTAAATCTGCTTTAATTAATATGGCTGAAACATATTACCCCGATTTATTAAATGATTTTACTGAGGGTAGTCCAGGTACTATGTTTATTGAAATGGCATCTTATATAGGAGATGTTCTTTCATTTTATACTGATGCCCAAATCCAAGAAGTATTTTTACAATATGCTCAAGAAAGAGAAAATTTATATGCATTAGCATATAATTTAGGATATGTACCAGCTGTTACTAGCCCGGCAGTAGTTGATTTAGAAATATTTCAACAAATCCCCGCTAATGGTAGTGGTAATCCAGATTGGGATTATGCTTATAGAATAGAAGAAAATTCAGATTTTCTTCCTAATAATAGTACTAATAATCGTTACATAATACAAAAATCCGTAGACTTTGCTTTTTCATCATCTGCCGATCCTACTGAACAAACTGTTTATTCTCTTGATGGTGGTCAACCTGAG